TGCTTCCGATGTGATGTTGACCGAGCGCGAGTCGAGGTCCGTGGCAAAGTCTGCAGCGGCTCGCTCAATCGTCGTACCTTCACGAGCGGCTTTCGTGTCGACCCAGATCGCGGCCTGCACTCGCTCCGGCGTCCAGTCGTCAAAGCCACCGAGCTTTTCTTTGTTGGCGACATCGACAAGACGGTTGATCTCTTCGTCCATGAAGCGGTGCTGCGCTTCGCCCAAGCCCGAGCTCCACTCCACAAACTTGCCGGTCTTCGGATCCTTCTGTGTGTAACCAAAGGCGCGAGCCATCCACAGATCATTCGTCGGCCGAATGTCTTCGCCGAGGTCGGTGACTTTATTCGCTTCGTAGAACGGCCCGACCTTGTCGGTCAGCATGACAGCCTCGCCACCCTGACGCGATTCATTGATGGCGTTAATGTTCTTCGACATGCGCTCTGGATAGCGACCGGTCTTGACGGGATCCCCGGCCTGCAGCTGGTTGTATCCCTTGATCGCAAATCCAGCGTTGCCACTGACTGCAGTGTCGGCACTGGTCACAGCGATGTTGCCGACATAGCGATCACGCAAACCCTCACGGCCTGCAGTGAGATCCTTTGCTGCCTTCGATGAACGGTCATACCAGCTGCGACCAGGAACGCCGCGCAGCAGGCTTGCCTTCAGGTTTGTTCGCAGTCGGCCGAGCTTCTGCGGCGATGCAGTGCCACGCGGCGCACCGCGATACTGACCCGTGGTTCCGACCCGGCGCTCCATGGTCGAGACTTTCGCACCCGGCGTTTCGACATTGACCGGCGGCAGATCCTGTGGCGCTGGCTGACCGGCTGCAATCTCCGCAGCATTCGTCGCCAGATTACGACCGGCCTGCGTCTTCAGCACCTGCTTGCCACCGCCAGTGTCCTGCACGGATCCGCTCTGACGCCCACCTGGGCCAGCCGGTGAGTTAACACCAGTGATGCGCGGATTTGGCGTTCCCTCGTAAAGCTGCTTGAACGCTTCCTGCGACTGGCGCAACGCATCCTTCGGATCTGTTCCCTGCGGGTAGTAGTACTTGCGCTCGAGATTGCCGAGACCCATCTGCACTTCGACATTCATGTTCGGGCCGTACTCGTTGACCTCCGACCAGACATCCTTGTGCAGACCGCTGTCATTCGCCGGCACATCACCACCACGCCGACCCAGCGTCTGCTCGACACCATTCTCAGGAATAGCACTGTTCCAATAGCTGGACTCACCCGGTACGTCCTGTGCGACATTCGCCATCGATGCATCGGGATTGTCACTCAGCACCGCCGCCCGGCCACCAGCCGTTGGATCATCACGTAAGGCAACGCTGGCAAAATCAGCGTCGATCTTTGACGCAGACTCTTCGGCCGCAGCCGCATAGCGACCCGGCCTCTTGTTGACGAGATTGATGCGAGTACCGGCACGAGCTGCACCGCTTGCGCCCCTCTTGCCGGGTATGAGCTCCATTCCTGCGGTGATCGCGGTCAGTGGTATTGCGGTCGCCCATGGCGGCAGGCCAGCCCTCTGACCGGCCTCAGTAGCAGCATCAGCGCCGCGCGTGAACGGCTCCATGATGGTTTGCATCGCGTTACCAATGCCCTGCAGTGCGCGCTGACCTTCGGCGCTCCTGGGCTGGTACGTCAAGGCGTTCTGCGTCTTCTCGACAGCATCGGCAGAACTGATGCGGTCATCGCCTGATGCAATCATTCCGGCCCAGCCGGCGGGAACGTCAGCGGCGATGCTGGATCCAATCGTCAATGCCGCCTCGCCAACACCTCGGGCATTGCGGCCGAGATCCTTAGCGAACTCCCACGGTCCACCGCCTGTGATTTTCTGCGCCTCTTGATCGGCGAGATCTGACCATTGGCCCATGTTAGTTGTCCGAGTTGATGTCGTACCCGGCGCCCTCGTGTCCGGTGCCTTGTGGCATGTGACTCATGTCCACATTTTCGAGCGCCTCTCGTGTTGCCTTCGACAGCAGGAGGTTGTAACAGCGATCAGCAACAGTCGCACATTCCGTTGACACAGAGGCTCCGTACTGGGATGCGCACAACACCGCCAGGTTCGAGTGAACCCCGATCTCGTGCAGCTCTGGTATCGGTGCGGTTCCGGCTGTTGAAGTCTGGCGTGACCAGCCGAAGTCGATACCGACCTCTTGCCACATTGCCATTAAGCCGTTCAGTTTCGCTAAACATTGCTTGCCCTGCTCGGGAGACGCATCTTCTCGTTCGTTGATCACGTTCAATTCGCGCAGCGCGCGATTGATGATCTCAAGATTTGTCACACTCATAGCAGCCTCCTGTAGCTTGCCGCGAGTTTAGCACGAGAAAAACATTATCAGTACAAGCCGCCCGTCCTCCTGGTCAGTTCCCCAGCCGCCCACAGGCTCGGCCCGGTGCATACGATCCGCGGGATAGATCGCCATGCGGTTCGGCTCCCAGAACACTATCTCGTCAATGTTCCACGCATCATGGTCGTTGGTGTCACGTTGCCAGACCTCCCACTCCTCGACCCGCGTCGGCTGACCCTTCAGGCCGGTCTGCTTGTGCGACAGCAAACTCGTCCCGGCCAGCCCCTCGAGATTCGCAGGCTTTTCGTTGATGTAGAAGAACATCGAGTAGTCGGCGTGACTGATGTCGTTGTGCGCGCCGTGCGGTGCCGGCAGCGTATTCTTTGTCGTGACACGGAAAAAGCAGGTATGCACCTTCAGCTGGCGCACCGATACGGCCATGCTTTTTGCGATCTGCTGCATCAGCGCGCGCTGTATCCACACAGGAATGTCGGCACAGATGCCGGGATACGTCACGCCATCGACCGGATTGATTACGTCGCTGAACTCAGCTTGGTGAGCATACGCACGAACGAAGACGAATTGCTCCGGGTCCAGACAGTCGTTAACTACCCGCAACGGGCTTGTGGAGAACGACATGCAGCTGCTCCTCGCTCTCGTCCTTGCCGATGGTCTGCCAGTAACAGCCCTTCAACAGATGACGGTAATCGCCGTAGCCTGGCTTGCCGACATCCTCGTAATACTCCTTCGTCAGGAAGCCAAACATGCCCGGCGGCATCACTCGACAGTGATCTGGAACGGCCCATGCGACCTCCGCATCCCACATCGGAACACTGATGCACATGTAGCCGCCCGGCTTCGTAATGCGCCAAAATTCGTTGAATTGCGCAAAAAAGAAGTCGCCGTCGCCCTGTCGACCGCAATGCTCCAGCACCTCGTAAGCGTGGATCTCGTCGAACTCCTCGTCGAGCCACGGGTACGGCAGCATATTCAAATCGTTGTTGTAGTCGACGCTGTCAAGATCCGGGCTGAAGTCGTGCAGCACCAGGTCGGCGTTGTCGAAGCTCTTCTCAAGACTGCCCTCGCCCCAGTCGAGCTCCGGGTCAGTACTCGGACCAAACGTGATGCGCTTGTCGTGACTGTTGCCGCAGCCGATCAGCAAAACCTTCTTCATTTCCTGCCTCCCAGCCTGCGCTTCGGCTTGTACTTGCCGACCTCCTGCGCGAGGTAGTGCTGGTAGTTGCAGTGGTAGCCACCATGCACAAAGTCAAAGTCGGGCCAGACCCAGATCGGTTCGTCAAACACGCCTGCTTCGTATAGAGCCATGTAGTCGTCGCACCAGCAAAAGTCTTCGCCAGTAAAACGTCCTTGGTCGTCGATTTTCGTGTAGAACAGCCACGGGGTCCGACCCTTGTCGGGTAATTCAACAACGCCAGGCTTGCCTTCGTTGTCGTATGGAAACTCGCCAGCGATGGCGCGCCTGGTCATCTCTTCCAGTACGCCACGCTCAATGCACAGGAAGCCGGTCGGCACCCTGTCAGTACGCAGCCAGCCGCCGTCATTCATCCACAAGCGGCTCGGCTCCTTCGGTGATTTCTTCGGCAGCGGCGTCCAGCGGATTGGATAGCTGACATCCTCCTGCCGGCGACAGTAACCGCCCGACGTTACCGGCAGACCGGATCGCACCAGTCCCGGCATCGCCCGCGGCTCGAACTTCAGATCGGCATCGACGAACATGAAGTGCGTGAAATGCTTCAGCTCCTCGGCCTCGAGAAATTCCTTCACCAGTACGTTGCGCGCAATCTCGATGAATGCACCGTTGCCAAGAATGGCCGTGCTGACCTCGACCATGTTGAGACTGCAGAGCTGCCCGGCCATCAGCATGCTCGATGCGAAGTCGGCGTCGACCTTGCCGTCATAGGCGGGAGTCGCTACGTGAACGCGGCAGATCTCGGTGGTGTTGGTTTTGTCCTCGAACGCCTGCAGCTCTTCGTCTGTCAGGACTTCGGTGTCGACGTTGACCTTCTCTTGAACGTCGGCGGTCTGCGGTATAGCTGACTGCTTACCGCGCTTGCCTTTTCTACTCATGCCATGCCCTCTTGGTTATTTCTTCTTGCTGACCTTCTTCTTCGCCTTTTTCTTGGCAGCTTTCTTCGGCTTCGCAGATTTCGCCAGCGATGCCTCGTAAATTTCAGTGTCGGTCAGCGGCACCTCGACATCCTCGTAGATACCCTTCAGCTCGTTGAACTGGTTCTTGACCAGGCGCGTCGGCCGGTCCTCGACCTCTACGTCTTCGTAGATGCCCTTGTGTTCAATGAACATGCGAACGGTCTTCTTCGGTAATTCGATTGCCATGCTGCCTCCAGTAAAAAATGGGGCGACCCGAAAGCCGCCCCACAGATCTTACACCAGATCCGACTCGTACATGTGGCGTGATGCCAACTCAGGATAGAGTTCGGCTACGCCCCACAGCACATCGAGACGACACGGCAACTTGTCATTGCTGATGTCGTACTGACGCGCGATGCGGATGCTGATTCCGTCTTGAACGGCTCTGGCTCCCCACGCTCCGAACTGAGATACGTCGATCAGATCGGCCGTACCCATGACGAAGGCGTCCTTGTGGAAGAACAGATCCTGCTTGAACTGCGAACCGACCGCGCCAACCAGGGTGATCGCCTGAGCGTCGGTATCCGATGCACCAGACAACACGACGTTCTGATAAGCATTGCCTGATCCATAGATCAGTCCCGGCTTGATCGTAACGGTCGCGCCATTGGTGGCGGTAACGTCAGACTGGACAACGAAGCGGCGCAGACGGCCGGTGTTCGCTTTCAGCTCTGGGTGGGCTTCATACATCGATGCAATCGTGATGATGTCGCCTGCCTTGAGCGTAGTCGTAGTGGTTGCGCCCGTGATCGTGATAGCGGTCTGACTGACCCACGTATTCGCGGTCGTGGTGCCTGTACCAAGCGCAGTACCATCGGTAACCGGCGAACCTGCCAGCGTACCTGTGGTATGAGACGGCAGAAGCGTATTTTCATACACATCGAAACCGCCAGTGCGACCCATCTGGCCTTCCATGAAGGCTTTCTTGATCGCGCCAGAGTCTTGGAACAGACCCTTAACAGCGTCATTGAACTCAACAACAGAATCCGGCGTCAGGATTGCGGAGCGATCCGACCTGATACCCAGCTCGTTGGTGATGTTCTTGCCGTTGCCTTGGAAACGACGATAGGTCAGAAGACCATTAGTCGTGGCGTTGGTGTAGTTGGCGACAGTCTTGTAGAGCTGTGCCATTGCTGTGCCTTCGATCTTCGCAGCGAGCTGTGCCATTGCTGGCTTCAGGAAACGCTGACTGAAATCGTCAAGCTCCATCGTCAGCTCGGCTGTCGTGAAGTTGACATCAACACCGTACTGGCTGCTGACGACTAAAGGCGTGGAACGCTCGGTGTGATCATCCGCGTCCAAGGTAGCGCCCGTTCGGACGTTGTACTTGGAAGGCATGCGAACATTCAGCGTCTGACCGATCTTTGCGCCATCCTGGGCAAAGCGGTCGTCATACTGTTTGTTTACATTCCCGAGGAAGTTGCATTCCTGATGCAGAACACGAGCTGCCTCGCGAGTGATCATTGTCGGCGTTAGGATTGAGTTAGCCATTCAGGCTCTCCTACTTTGACAGTTGCTTGTTCCTCGCCTTCAGCCACGCTTCGTCGGACATCTTGTCGGCCGTCGCTGGATCCGTTGGGGATACCTTCAGGCCGGGGTCGAGTCCGTCTACCGTCGATGGTGGAGGCGGGGCGTTACTCGCCTTGGTCTTCTCGGCTTTCGCTTTCGCAACTTCCTTTCCGATCTTGGTCTCGAGCTTCGTCATCTCCCTGGCCTGAGCCGTGGGAGTTAACACCGCGATCCTCGCCGCTTCGGCCTTGTTGCTCGCCAGATAGTCACCAACGTGCAGACCTACTTCGGAGTCCGGGTCGGTAATGAACGAAGCCATCTCACGAGTGATCATGAGATCGTCAGCATGCAGGCGCTCTTTGAAGCCGGGGTTCTCGGCCTCGAAGACCTCCTCCCTTACCTCGAACTCTACCTGCTGCCGCTCCGCTGCAGTCTGCTGACTGTTGGCGGTGCTGCGTTGCTCTAACCTTTTCTCCGCGCGGCTCGTGATCTCGTCAACCAGGTAGCCGTTGAACGCCGCCTCGTCGTAGTCGAAATCCTTGAGCGCCTTGAGCGGCTCGTCTGCATCCGGCTCTCCCGGCTGCGGCTGCTGCTCCAGTCGTCGCTTCAGCTGCCGATTTTCAAAGGCAAGCTCTCCGAGTTTGCGTTCCAGTTTCCTGTCGGCATTCTCGTCAGGTTCTTTTTTGTCAGTGTCTCCTTCACTGTCCGATGGGGAGTCGGCTTCCTTCGCGTCGGTCTTAGGCTCGTCATCCGGCTTATCTTCGTCGCCCTCCGGCGGTACGAGATGGCCCTGATGCGGATTCAGACTGAGGTCAGGTTCTGCACCCGGTGTTGCGGTCTCGTCGATCTGCTCGACGGCAGCATCTGGATTGTTCAAGTAGGTCTCCAATAACCATCGACTACACCCTAGTCGTCAGGGTTTTCGACTTCGACACGATGCGTTGTGCCGTCGTCATATTTCACTTCGGTGTAGAGCTTACCACCGTCTCGCACGGGTTTGCTACTCACGACCTGTCGCTTGGCGATGGCATTCAGTTCGCCGAACATGCGATCAGCCTCTGTCATGAAGGCCGACAGCGTGTCGTCAACGCTCCTCAAGCCCGTCGCTACGGCAACTACAGCCTCATCCGGCTCGCCGCCCTGACCAGGCTGCGCGGCCACGACCTTCTCGTCGATACCAGCCAACTCTCTGGCAACGTGCGTGTCGAACTCGGCCTTGACGCGGCGCAATCGCTCGATGCGAATCTCTACATCCTTCTGGTTCAGCTTGACCTGGTCGGCCTCTGCCTTGGACTTCGACTGACTGTCCTGCAGCTCCTGCTCGGCCTGCATCACGAGCTGGGCGCGCTCCTCAACCTGTGCCATGGCCTGCTTCGCCTGCTCCATCATCATCTGAACTTCCTTCGGCACCTCGGTGTCCTTGTTCAGCATCTCCTGAATCTGCGGCGGCAGCATGGTCTGCATGCGCTCGGCCATCTCGTCAGCGTAAGGCAAGTCCATCGACTTCATCACGAGGTCGCCGGCAATGCCCATCAGCTCCGGCATCTGCTGCGACAGCTGCGTGTAGGTCTCAGCGGCTTCCTGCCTCAACGTCGAGAAGCTCGGCCCACTGGTCACCGTGACATCGTACTTGCCCTCGCGCAGATCATTAACCTTGACCATGCGCTTGTCGTCGGTCAGCACAACCTTGTTGACCTTCTTGTAGGCTTCACTACCATCGGCGCCCAGAATGCGGAGCTCACGCTCGGTGTCGTAAATCTCTGGGATCAGGTCCAGCAGGATCTCGTAGGTGCGCTGCACACCCTTCGACATGTTGTCCTGATAGTTGAAGGTCGCGATCTCACCCTGATTCTGTCTGGCCAGGATGGCACGACCGGATGTCTCGTTGCCCTGCGCGCCCATGCTGGCGTCGTATATTCCCGTGACGGCCTTGATCTCGTCCGAGGCCATCTGCGATTCCTGAATCAGTGCGACAGGAACATCAGCACCGCCCATGCGCTGCGGCGGTCCACTGCCGACCTTCGGATCCGCTTCGTAGATCATGAACGGGTAGTTCTTCTTGTGCGCCTGCTTCCACTCGTTCAGATGACCCTCGGCCTGCTTCGACGTTGCCCAGAAGGCGGTCTTCGGTGCCTGTGCAATGGTCTCGCTGATGGCAGTGCGCGCGACGTTGTACGAACGCTGTGCGTCCTTGGCAAAGCGCGGCAAACCCCACCAGTACGGTCGGCCGTCAATCCACGAATGCTCGCCGTAGACCATCACGAACGGGAACATGTGTCCTGCCCAGATGCCCTGCTCGAGAATCCGATCACCGCTGGCGATGCACCAGCAGATCTGATTGCTCATGATCGTGCGCTTCTCTTTGATC